CGGTTACACCATAATGTCGTCAACTCTAAAGATACGGAAATATGGATTAGCCCTATTCGTTCCGATGCCATCAACGGCAACGAAAGGATTGGCAACCATACCATACCTAGTTTTGAACCCGATACGAGGTTGGAAATCACTCTCGCCGATCGCTTTGACCATAGTCAAAGGAACGTACGGACAGTAGAATATACCAGCGTCGTAAGGATTAGATCCGCGATACCCAACACATGCGAAGTCGACGGTTGAATAAGGATCGATGTAGACTTTTATACGTCCGTTAAGAACTCCGGCAAAAGTATTGCCAGTGTCATCAACAGAAAGTCCAGTTGAAAGTGCTGGAGAATAATCCAATACACCAGAAGCAGCAAGAGCAGAAGCTACGTCAGAAGAAACGAGTACAAAGTTACCTTTGCCTCTTCTTGTTTCTTTTGCAATGACGTTAGATTCTCTTTCGAGTTGCATTACTAGTCCTTTGAATTTTTCTGCCATCCATCTACCATCAGAATCAGTTCCGACATCAAAGATACCAGATACTGCTGTTGAAGATTGGAGTGCACCAATTTTTGCTTTAATTAAAACAGTACGAACAACTTCTCTATTGATTTCCGCAAGGATCTCAGCAGATAGGATGTTAGCAAGTTCGCCTTCGGCGTCGAGGCCATGGATAGCTTTCAAATCTTGTGCTAATTCCATAGTGTACTCGGCTTTTAACGCTCTTGATGTTGCTGTAACGGTTGATTTCTCGATTGAGAAAGCCATTTCAGCGAAAGCTGCGCCAACGCCACCGGACGTACCACGTGCTTCCGCAGTGGCCGTTGGTAATCCAAGACCGTGTCCTGAGACAATGTCTGCAGTATCGGCAATGGTACCATCGGTGTCAGCATCAACTACACCAGCTAATCCAGTTGGATCGGCCTCATGTGTACCTGAACCTGAAAAGTCAGTATCAGCTTCATCAAATAACGCTTCAGTCCCGCCTTGGGTTGTGTACCTAGATTTAAGTGCAAAGATAAGACCAGTTGGTCCACTCATTGGCTGTACGCCGCAGATATCATAAGCAATCAAATTAGGCATTGCACGTCTTACTAAAGAAATTAAAACAGGATCGAAATTATCGACACTAGAGCCAGTTACGTTAGCAGCTGCCTCAGATATCTCTCCGAACGATCTTTGTGTTTTTTCTTCCCTTAGTGCGATTTCTTGGTTCTCAAGAAGTCGTGCAGTAACCGCTTTTCGATATTTGTCAGTGATAGCTGGAGCATCTTCATGATCCAGTACCGGTGACCATTTCTCGATTAAGTTTTGGTCTGCGTTAAACATTTGTTTTACCTCTAAAAGTTAAATGTTATTGATTAAGTTTACTAATGGCTTGAGAGTATGCGCTCATTGTGTCAGATGTTGAAACCGGAGCTCCTCCATCTTTCCCAGCGAGTGCATCAGATTCATCAACTGGTCCATCTTCTGTATTAGTAAAGTAAGATTCTTTAACGGTCTTAACTTTCATTTCGAAAGTATCAGCGTCTTCAAAATCTATATCTTCAACTAGTCCAGACAATTTCTCAGCTTCTGTATCTGCTAAGCCTGAAGATTGTTTACGCACGATGTCGGCTCTTTCGTAAGATTGAGCTTGATCATGTAATCGTATATTATCTTCTGTGGATTTATTGAGTTGTTCTTCAAGTTCAGAAACTTGATCGGCTAAATCGTCGATCAGGTCTGCTTTACCTTCTGGAACTTCAATATAATGTTCCTTGAACACAGATTGTAGTGAATTCATGAACTCTTCAGCTATTTCAGTCCTAAGACCTTGCTGTACAGCCACTTCATTCTCTTTCATCCAGCCTTCAACTACATAGTTAAGATAGGAATCTACCTTTTCTACGATTTCAGATTGAACGTCAGTTACTTCTGTTTCAAGATTTTGCGCATATTCAGACTCTAGTCTATCTATCTCGTTGCCTACTTTTGATGTGTAAGCAGCTTCGAAAATAGCCTTTGCCTTCTCACGGAATCCATCAGATAGTGTAGCTTCATTAGCTACAATAATGTCTAAGTCATCTTCCCATTCAGCAGATTCTTGTTTAGGACTTGCGTCACTAGACTTAGCTTTAATGCTTTTATCCTTTTCAGGTTTAACTACATTAATAGCTTTCTTTACTGAACCATCGTCTTCCGACTCGTCCATTGCTACCATCTTTGCGAACAACTGTTGCGCTTCGTGCTTTTTAGCCTTTTTCAGCATTTCAACTGCGGCGTTAATTATCCCAGCTTTGGTTTTTGGAATAGATGGTTTAGCGACTTCTTCGACTTCGTCGTCTTCGTCTGCTTCATCATCTTCTTCTTTTTTAACCTTAGCTTCGATAACTCCTTCAACTTCCTCTTCAGAAACTTCCTCTTCAGAAACTTCTTCCGATTCGGCTGATTGCTCTGCAACTACTTCTTCTTCGGTAGCTTCTACAGCTACTTCTAAAGTTTCATCTTGAGCTTCCGCTTCGTCTGAAACGCCTTCGACTATAGAGGTGATTGCATCACCTAAATTTTCGTTTGACATATCTTGTCTCCCAAAGTGTGAGTTTAAAGTTTAGAGAGGAAATGTTTAAACGCCTTTATTTCAACGCCTGGCAAAGCCAGTGTTGAAGCACGTTTTATTTCAGTCTCAATTTTTTCAATTACCTGAGCTTCTAAGATACCATTATTCCATACCCAATCAACTCCTTCCATAACTCCGTTAACAAAAGCTGACGGAGCAGAAGGGTCTTGGACTATATCGATGGAGGCTAACATAAAGTCATCCCTCACATACATGCCACCTTTTCTGTTCTCAAGAGTTCCCATACCACGACTTGATACACCCAACTTTACACCACCTTCAAGCAAACCTTCAACGATTTGACCCATAGGGGTTTTAAGTATGGATGCTTTCCCTATAACATTATTTCCCTGGAATTCCAG